TTCCACAACTCCACTACCTTGTCTAGTTCTAAATGGATTTGCATCTAATTCTATTTCAACGTCATCTAATAATGTGCCAGTTACAACTGTTGACGATGTATAGCCTGTAATAAATATTTCTGCACCATGATAACGTACACGTGTATTAACATAAGAACTTGTCCAATATGCAGCAGATGTCGTAAGCGTTACGCCTGTTGTTCCTTTTGCAGTTTGATTTATGTCTAATGTAATAGAATCACTAGCAAATTTAAAATAAGGTTGATAAGTTTTTTCACCATTAACACTTACATCAAATTGAAATACAGACAATGCAAATGTAGTCGCACCAGTTCTTTGTAAAATTCTAGGCGCAAAACTTTTATGTGCAATAATCATAGTGTCAGCTTGCTGAGTTATAGTTAATTCCATTAATTCTGCTGTTTCAATACCAGTTGAAGTAATTGTTTGCAATAAAGTTCCATTACTACTGTAGATAGTTATTACTGTGTTAGTAAAAAGAATGATATATTCTTGATCATCACTAAAGATAAATGGTTCTATTCTTCCATTGCCTGGAGCGGTTGCACGATAAACTGTGCCTGGTCTTCTTTCAATACCACCTTGATTAAGAGTCAAGACATTACGAGCTTTCTTTAATCCTTGCTCATATGCTACAACATCAACCCTAGATACAATCTTAGGATCTAGTTCGCCTCTTACAAAACTGGCTTGATGTATTCTTTGTGTTGGCATCCATTAGCTCGATACTGTTGCGTTAACATTATTAAAATGCGTGCGATTTCTTCTGTTGCGTATTCTATTAACATCCAAGCGTTTACTTGTTTGTGCTTGGCCATCAGTAGATTTAGCAATAGCTATTTGTCCTAATGCTCTATTTCTATACAACTCAGACAAACTATCATTTCTTGCAATCGCACCTGCAAATAAACTAGCAAGTTCAAATACCATACATTGTTTAAAGTACGGTGGAAACTCTGCTTCACTAGCCTGGAATGTATAATCACAAATCAATGTATCACCTGAACCTGTGTCAGCAAAAATCTTATCACCATATCTATCATAAGCAATTACATTGTCATTAACAGTTACTGTGTGTATTAACAATGCATCTGCTGGTAATTGATAAGATGCTTGAAATCTACCTAATGGGTTCTCTGCTAACTTAGTTAGCTGTACTTGTTTAGTTGCAAATCTCCAGCGTATTCTGGTAATCATTGCTTCTAATGTTGATTCGTATAATTGTCCAGCTACAGTTGATTCTGTTGTAGCTTCTTCAAAGCTAGTTATTATGTTAGCACCCACTAGCACAAGGGCTTTGTTGCATATATCAAATCTAGTTTCTGATAACATAATACCTCTCTATAAAAAGATAATGAGGGAAGGGTGTAGTCGAGCCTTCCCTCAAGATCAATCAGTACTTACGTACCGTTAGTTGTTGTAACAGTTGCCGCACCTGATGCAGATGTAACCACTAACATATCAATAGTTACTGTACCACCAGTAGTTCCTGCTACTAATATTATATCGTACTGTTTCAAGTTTGCAGTTACCGAATTGAAGTAACCACTACCTGCAACTGTAGCTGGAGCATCTGCTGTATTGTAATGAAAAACATTACCAGTTCCGCCACCTGCGACTAATTTTAAATTTGCTGCTGTTAAAGCCATGATTAACCTCCGTTATTCAGTAATCTGGATTTGCATGAAGCCTTCTGGGTCAATCGCCACAGCCTGCATACTCATCATAGATGTTGTTAAATGACTTACCTTCTCAGGAACGTAGTTTACCTCAGTCTTAACATCAGCACCTGTAGCAAGGCCAATAGCAGATTTATGGTAAGCATGACAATCTCTAGTTGTACTAGCAAGTGTCAATCCTGAATGTGTGAAGAATAAGAACCCTAACCATCTCTTAGCAGTCATACCGCCAGAGTAAGGTAGTTCACCTTCTCCAACATATTCTGCTCTTGAGAATTGGTCTAGTTGTAACAAGTCAGCCCATCCAGCAGGTGATACTACAAAATATCTTTGACCATCATCTGGAACATCTGCTTCACCAAATGTCTCATATGTTGTCAACGCTTTTGCAAGTGTCAATGCCGCAGAACCATGAGCAATGTTTGCAGCGTTTGAACCTGCATCTAATACGTCAATGATTAATTGGTCTGTTTGTCTACCTAAAGCTGCCGCAGCAGATTGAGCTAGAACTTGTCTTTCGTCTATGTTTGTTTTTAACTCATCTAGTGTATCAACATAATCACTTGCGTAGAAATCAGCTAGTGTTACGTCAACTGTGCTGTGAGCAATATCCATTGTTGGAACTTCGGCATGACGATTCTTAGTAACGGCTGTACCTTTTCCTACTTTCTGGAAACGAGCTTGGCTACCTTTTACATTTTTTGTCTGCCTTACAGTATTCATCAGCTTTGAACCCATACGTTGATATGCCATATGGACTTCTGCTTCAAACTGTTTAATAAAGGCAGTTGATATTGATGTACTCATCTTTTATCTCCTGTTAAAATTAAATTAAAATTTCACAGTTGTCCTTTATCCTTCAATTCGGTTGTCCATTTAGGGCCTATTTCCGACATAATGGGCTGTATCTCTACATCTACCTTTGGTAGATGCTTATAAAAGTAATACATTTCTATCTCATTTACAAGCATTGGTTGCTCTGCAAAGCAATATTTTTGCCATTTTAACCATCTTATACTACGTTTATGTTCATTAATTATAAAATTAAACAAGAAAGTATAGTGTGATTCTAGATATGTAAGCCATCTAAGATTGCCTTGCAGAAAAAATCTACGATGGTTATGCAATAAATTACTAGCTAAAAACCATACTGTTGCTTTTTGTGGATTAGTTTTACTAATAGGCATTGCACCCCATATAGCTACCACTTCATTTGTTTCTTTTTCAAAGATAGTAAAAGTATGCGTATTTGGTCTGTTATATCTAAATGGACTTATAAGCGCAGTAAGCGGATCAATGCCCATAGCAGCTAGTTCGTATTTATCTAACTGCTGTAGATTGGGCGCTAATCTAAAACAATCGTCTGGGATTGTTTTTTCTACATAAAGCATTACTTCGTTAACATTCTAAATGCAGCATCTACTTTTGCTACATAAGCCTCATCTCTAAATCTTGGATCGAAGTATCTTTTGTCTGTCATCATTGCTCTTGCATCAGCCATTGTGAGTTGTTTTTCTGGTTGTGTAAATTGTTCGGATCTTACTCCTGTAGTTTGCATTTCCATAATACGCTCTATAGCCTGTATGCCTTGTGCAGTTGTACCTAATGAATATTGAATAGCTTCAAATTCTTCTGGCGGAAAGTTCTTACTAGCCCAAGCATTGACTGCATCTACTCTTGAGTTTGCATTTTCACCCAATGCTTCCATTTCTGCTTCTAAATTAGGTTGTTGTGCTTGCATTGTTTCTACATAAGCATTAATACCAGCATCGTATTCTTCTTGCGTAAAACCATTTTCTTTAGCAACGCCTTCCCACCAAGTACTCATTGGGTTTTCTGTAACCATTTCTGGAGTAATGCCTTCTGGTAACTTAGGCATTTCGTAGGCTTCTGGCACGTTTTCTGCATGTTCATTAGCAAGTTCTTCCATTAATTTTTCTTTAATAGTTTCTTCTTTGCCTGTGCTGTATGATTCTAACTGAGTATATGACTTTGCCATTTCGTCAGCATCAACCTTGCCATCCTTCCAAAACTTTTCAGGGATATGCTCTGGTCGTTCCTCTTGCGGCACTTCGTTTGCAGGTACTTCATCTAGTATTTCTTGTTCAGTTATTTGTTCTTCAGCCATTGTTACTGTCCTCCACTATTTTTTGTGATTGTCCTTTATTGCTTCTGCGCTGTATTAAACCTACAATATAACGCTGTCCTTCAATATGTCTTAACTGGTGGTCAGATACTTCAGGTCCTGCTACGGTTTCAATCGTAATAGACCTTAGATAATTTAAAAATGTTTTACCTGCATCTGATGTGAATAATGCTCTTGATACTGCATTTAACGCTTCTTCCTGATCTGGCGTTCTTTCCATACCATCAAGCCCTATCAGCGTTTTGACTTTCTTTTCTGCCATGCTACACCTCATGTAATTAATTGTTCCACGTGAAACATTAAGGAAGCAAAGGTACTTTCATTAAACTGTGGGGGTTAAATGTGCTTCACTTCCCACTTGATGATATAAAATTGTTACCGAAAGTCAAGGACTTATTGACCTTCCATAACTCCTTCGGCTGGAGTGCCTTGTGCGGCTTGTTGCATCTGTTGCATTTGTTGCATTTGTTGCATCATTTGAGCCATTTCTTGTGGAGACCTAATTAATTCTTCTGGTATACCTAGTTTTTTCGCAATATATTTTGCTACTTCATCTTGTTTAATCATAGCATTAAGTAATTGTGGACCAACTCTGCCTTGTATTAATCCTAAGAATCTATCAATGTTTACTACATCTGATTGATATTGAGCTTGTGCTAATGGACTAGAAGATTTAATTTGTACTTCTTTGCCATTAACAGTAGGTATTTCTATACGCCCTTGTTTTTTAAGGATGTATATTACTCTTGCTAATACTGGATTAACTAATTCTGCTTGCAATCTACCAAACGCTGCACCTATTTGCCTGGACAAATCAGCTTGACGTTCAGCTACTTCTGTTGCAGACATTGGTGTTTTCTCATTTGGATTGCCTAACATATCATTGTATAACGCTTTCTTAATATTAGTTCTCATATCACGCAATACTAAGTCAGATACATTAAAGTTACCTGCTTGTGCTATTGGTTGTAAACCTGCGCTACCTGCTGCTTTCGGAATAACTGTACCTGGAATAAGTGCAATGTTGTCAACATTAATGACTCCATCATCTTCCACTTGATACATACCTGAAATACTCATTTGTGCGTTTTCTAATATTAGTTCTACAACTAAGTTAGACGTTTTTATTGCAGGCAACGCAAACTGTAATGGTCCTCTGCCGTATGTTTCACCAGAACATTTAGACCAACGATACGTAATGTATGGATTACTACCCACACCTTTGTATTCTTCATGATATATTTTATGTTCATAGTCTTTAGCTATAGCACAAAATATGTTTACTTCTTCTTTAGTTTGAGAATAATCACGATACAATGTTTCGATAATAGTAATTTCCTTGTCGGGGTTTGCTTCCATATCCATAGCCATCTTGTCATTGTAGATTGGAGTTGCATACGCAAACGTAAGTTCTTTTAATCTCATTTTACGTGTACGGTACACCGCATCTACTTTGTCATCATGGCCACTTGTTAAACATACTTGTGGTAATGGAATAGCTTTAAATCTTACTGGTTGAACCGCATCGCCTTCTTCAACTAATAAAACTCCTGTGCCTAAAGCTATATCAAGAAATGTTTCATGCACTTCTTGAGAAAAGTTTGAGTTTTGTAATATTTCAAAAACATACTCAGTAACTTTATCTAAAGCTAGATTAGTTTCTTTTTGCATATCTTCTGGCACTTCTGTGCCTGCAACAAACTCAGCCCATCTAGCATAGTTAGGTACTATGCCTGATTGCAATCTACTTGCAAATTCTTGTACACCTACTACTGCTGTCTCATCAAAGATATGATCGGTTCTTCTTCTGCCTGGAGTTTCTTGAAAAAATGATTCTCTTTGTGGTAAAGCATATTCATAACATTCTTCAAATACAGACACCCATTGATCTTTTAAAGATTTAGCATGAGCATATTTTGCTAATATTTTTTTAGCAGGATTTTCTATATTTTTAACATTGACACTTGGTTTACTTTCAATCATTAAGCACCGAGAGTTCCTTTAGTTTGATACGTATCAGCAACATCAAAACCACTTCCGCCTTTCTTTTTACCAGCCATAAGACTTCTTCTGCCACGTCTACCTGCTGCTACAGCTTGAGATAGTTCTAATTGCTCTGCTTTTATTTGTTCTGCTTCTCGTCTTTCTTCTTTGAGAGCATCTCTTTGCGCACGCCTATTTGCTTCTCTAGCGTCTATTTCTTCTCTTGTTGGTCCTGGTATGCTAGGTGTTCCTGTACACATTATCTGTTTCTCCTATCATGGATATTACGCTTTGGCTTCACAGTATAAACATCAAAAGCTCGTTTTGCTACAAAAGGTTTACTTGTCTTTCCTCCAAGCACTAAACTTCTCCCTTCTCCTGCACCTAACAATAAATACTGCAAGGCATCATGTATGTGTGAAAACCTATTCTTGTTTGGCTTCTCATCATAGCGCTCACCACTTGTTTGTATACGCTTGTAATGATAACCACCACTAAATCCTTTTATCAAGTTAATACATTTTGGATCAATTAACAAGCCTGATTCTCCATCTGTCATTCTTGTTAAGGTTGCATTAACTGCTTCTAATCTAATTAATACATCATTTGAAGGTGCTGGTCTAGCGTTTATTCCTTTGGATCTTAGTATTTGAAAGGGTGTTGCCTCATCTGTTTGCACTCTGTGGTCTCCTGCTGGATCACCAAAGATGTGAAATGTGCGTGGTGCATACAATGCCATGTGTTGTTTTAACAAATCAGAGTACCTTACAATACCCATATCCTCCGCTACCAGCTCATCTAACAATACCCATCTACCACGTATGCGTTGAGCAAACACACAAGCTGGAGTTAATCCAAAATCTATTCCCATGTAGATTGGTAACTTATCTGCAACCAAACAATCACTTCTGGCTACATGCACATCATGTCTAAAGGAATCATAAACAGGCTTACCATCTTCAATAAGTCCAAGTTTATTAAGGACATACACGTCTATCCAAGACTTGGTCTTACCTCTAATAATATTAGGGTAATAGTTTTTGGTAAGGTTGTTTATATTCTCTGCTTCGTCATTACGTTCGTATCGATCTACTGTTTTGTCTTTACCTATGATCTCATCCATTGCTGGAGGCTGATTAAAGAAAGTCCAGTTATCTGGTTTTACTAGCATTTTTGCTTCTTGTTTAGTGAGATAGTCAGGTAAGACAGTTTCTCCTGCAAGTATTGGCCACCAATGCTCAGTATCAGGAGCGTTGGTATCGCAAATAACGCCATACCAGCTAGGACCACCATCACGCATAGATGGATAACGGCCAACACGCATCGTGCAAGCATCAATAATACTCTTTGGAATTTCTCTTGCTTCATTTACCCATACTCCTGTAAGTTCAAGGGATAATAGTTTTTTGACATCTTCTGGTCTATCTAATGCTAAGAAGATAACTTCTAACTCAATATCACCTTTTTTAATCATGTGCGTAAACGGCACGCTATATAGAAACTTACCCCATTCTTCTTCTGGAAACCAGTCTAACCAAGTCTTGATGGTGGTTGTTTTAAGTTGCGGATTAGTATTTCTTATGACTGCCCATCTACTTTTCCTTATACCGTCAGCATTAGGCTCTTGTAGTAAAGCACGTCTAAGTATTTCAATACAACATGATACAGACTTGCCACTACCTACAGGTCCACGCAAACCACGAAAGAAACTATCGTCTTTCATAAAGGCTTTTACAATAGGACCAGGAGCTTTATAGTTGAGTGATGCCATACTTGACCGCTAATTCATAGAGTTTTTCTACTGCTTGTGGCGACATAGCTGACAAAATTCTATCTGCTTCCATGTCAGTTACAAAGTCTTTAGGGTAATGTTTCATGTGCTGAGTTTTAACTACTACACGCACTTTACCCCATTGTTCTTTAGTGTATACATTAGGGTTTACTACATCTTTAGGTACATTAGTCCAGCCATCATTCATATACTCTCCTTTTCAAAAAAATTTTCATAGTATTCGTTGTCTGCAAATGAATTTGTTATTTGTTCTTTTGTAAAAGATTGTTGTATAGAACTGTCTATACCAGAAGATACAATGTCTGCACTTGTTATATCTGGTATGTGTTTCTCTGAAAAATTATTATTTACTTCGTCTTTAGTAATCATTGTTGATATAAACTCACCGCCTTTTGTGCCAGGTTTGAATCTTTTAGTTTTTGTCTTTGGTATTGACTTTTCAAACTGAGGTGCTGCATCTCCAGCTTCCCCACCAATAGGAAAATCTATTTTTGTTTCTCCTAGATCACCAGAAATTTTACGATATTTTTGTACTTCGTTAAATACTTCTGCTGTTTCTATTCTATTTTTCATATGTGGTGTACTAGCTTCTTCTAAATTATCTTGTATAGATTGTATTTTTTTTGTAATAGATTCTTTTGAATGTAACATTTGTTTTAATATTCTTGCGCGTTCAAAACCTATGTGAGAATCGCCTGGATATTTTGGATTAGATTTATCATTACCTTCAACAAGCGCATTAAAATATAATATTTGAGACTCGGCAGAGTCTACTTTTTTATTTTTTGTTAACCAGCCTTCATAAGCATCTAACATTCCTTTTCCTTTGTTTTTACCTCTACCTCTTTCCATTTGAAACAAACCATATCCTGGTCCGCCATCATCTTGTTTTTGTTTGTAATCATAACTATATTTTGTTTCAACACCAAAATTACCCATAATAGCTGACACAGCACTATCTGAATAATTTAATTTTTTTAAGAGATGCATAAGTTCATTAGCATTAACTCTAGCAATATTTTTTTCAGTATCAGTTGCACCGCTTCTAAATTTAATATCCATTAGACTGCCTGCTGGTCATAAATAATAGCTTTAGCCATCTTCTCTGCATCTTCAACACTATGACCTTTGATCATCTTGTACTCTACATACTGGTCATACTGTCTTTGCTTTTCTTTGTTACGTAAGACTTCTTCGTTGGCTATCATGTTAGCCGCACGCTTCTCAGCTTTCTCCATCTTAGTAAGTTTCTTTTTGGGTGTACCGAGTGGTTTTACTTTTGGCATACTACCTCCTAGCAGTTCCAGGCTCTTAATGATTTGTTGATTCTTGACTGCGGATCTCTGGCAGTCTTAGCTGACGTTAGTTTAGACTTCATGCCTTTCATCCTAGCGCAGAAAGACTTACGCCTAGCTTTGTCTTTACTGGTCTTAGGTTTGGG